TTCCGAAACGCCCATGCGCTTTTTTCGTAGTTGATTAATTTCGTTGTTAATCAATACGTAATCATCAGTAGCAAGGTTATCCAGCAAGAATACCGGAGTCACCGCCTCACGCGGAATACCATCAAACTCTACTTGCTGTGCCAGATACGCTAAGTCAACCAGCATTTGTTCCGATGTGTTTAACGTTTCTTTTTCGCTTAACCCAAGGTCACTGATAACTTCCAACGCTTGGCATTCACCACCCACGGTCAAAATTTTGACTAACACGTCATGATGTAGCGTGCCGTTATACAGCACGCCAAGTTTCAAACGAATTTTCATTATTCTTCAACCTTGTCTAACGCTACCATTTGCAAATCGCGCACTTCTTCACTATCTACGGTATAGCTTGTGCCGGTTTCGGTGGTAAAACAGCCGATGTATGAGATTCGTTTACCGTTTTCTTCTTCTACCGTAATTTTGGCATCTGTCACGTTATCCCAATCAGGCTCTGCCGCGTTTAACGGCACAACAACAGTGAGTGATAATGCATATTCGGTAATGCCTTTTGCAAAGCCTTTTACACGTCCTTTGCGGTTGATAGTTTTCACCGGTTTGCGACCGGTGGTAACACGCACATCTAACTTGGTTAAGTCAATCTCTTGACCGTCCACTTCGACAATGCCTAAACTGGCAAATTCTTGGGCCATTTACGCCTCCTATAAAATCAAATCAACACGGTTAGCGACAATATGTAATCCGTTCACCACATCGGTCGGGATGACACAATCTAAGCGGTTAGGGTCAACGCCATTACGTTTCACCAACAATTTCGCTTTATGCTGTGCCACATTTTCCAAGATTTCTTCGTTTTCCAGACGTAACAAAACATCCAGAATTTCTGACCGCACTTTATCCGGTGTACGCGCAGACAATTTGGCGCGAGGGAAACGTAATTCGATACGCTGTTCAATGGCTTTGCGCGTATAGTCCAGCGTGCGGATGGTGGTTAAATCCAAGTAGCTCGGGTCATCCGTATTGGTTGCCGATTTGGTGTAAGTCGTGATTGCACGCATAATGCGGACACGATGATTAACTACCGTAATCGGGGTTAAACCGTGATATAACGCCTGATTCGCTTCGGTCAATAACGGCGTTTGTGTCGGGTCAACTTCGGTCAAGCCCTTAATTTCAAGGGTATTTAACGGACGCGCCGGGTCTTCTTCGCCTGCAATCACTGCGCCATACCCAGCAGCAATCAAGGCATGAGATTCGACTGCACCTTTATACCAACCGCAAGTGATACGCTCACTGTTGATTTTTTCGGTATAAGTTGTGCCGGTTGCCATTGACCCACGCCACGCTAACACACCGATAGCAGGTTTTTTCTCTAACGGAGCGGACACGGACTCTAAATGTTCGCGCAAGGCCTTGGCGTTTTTATCGTCCGCAAACGGCGAAATAATGATGTGATAATGCGTACCGGCAACACTTGCTAATGCAGGGGCTAAATCCGCATTTTCTGCGCCGCTAGCAAATGCTGTGGCACTAATAGTCATATCTTTAGCCGTATTGGTTGCGGTCAAGTTGATTTCATTACCAATTTCACCTTTGCATTTTGCCGTAAGCGTAATCGTGCTCTCATTTACAGCTGATGTTGCTGGGCAATCTGTGGCACCATTAATGATTGCATTCAAGCGCGCTGCCACCGCATCGGATTTTTCGCCCGTTGCCACCGCCACTTTGTAATCAATACCGGCAATGGTTACTGTCATAACACCTTGGCTTGCTGCAGTACCGGTTAAGGTTAAACTACCACTTGCCGCCACACCAGAAGAACTATCCGCTAACCCCATCACAGATAAACGGATCAAGGAGTTGTTAGTAATCGCCATGCGCGTCATCAAATGCGCCCACGAACCTGCGCCGAATACTTCTGCTGCATCAAGGTCAGAATACACGCGCACGGGTTGGGTAAATGCGGTTGCTCCACCAATCATCGGCGCAACAATTAGCACTTCTTGCTCATTCGTTGGCAAGGTTGTCACTGCGCCTTTAGCGTTATATTCAGTATAAACACCCGGTTTACGTAAGCTATTCGGGATTTTTTCAAATTCAATGTTAGTCATTGCCTGTACCTCTTTGCTTGCGGGTTGGTTGCACTTCGATTAAGTCACCATCAGCGATTCTGCGCTGATAATAGACTGTATTTTCTACTTCAACCGGCTCCTGCTCGATGTAGGCGTGCGGCTGATTTTCTAAAGGGACTTTCACCCCTGGAGTTGCTTTTACAATCATGTTTTATCCTTTGTTTTTACACTAAATCCGACCTCGGCATTGTTGTTCGGGTCATATAATTTGCCGTCCACATGCTCAAGGATTGGCGACACCGGGGAGAGTTCGGCCGCATAATGGGTAAACACAAAATCAGGGTTAGCCGGGTCTTGTGTTTTTTCCGGATACAAACCGTCTTCCAGAGGGGCGATATCATCAAACGCCGCCTCGTACTCAATGGCATAAGCCGTGACTTTTTCAGTGCGAAACTGCGCATTGTTAAACAACGTCCGAATCGCCAGCGGTTTTAACGGCTTAACTAATCCGCCCAAGCGTTGCGTATCCAGCAAGCGGCGCACCGCATAAATCAACTGATTCGCACCAACCTCGCGTTTATCCACCCCGCCTTGTCGTGCAGCTTGGTTGCTGCGCAATGAGCGCACCGCCACAATGACCACAAATTTAGAAGAGGTGCGGAACGCTGTGCCGCGCACTCCCATCGGCTCAATTCGCGCACCGCCGAACGTCACCAACACCATAGGCAAACGTCCCGTACCCAGGCTTTCGTCGTCCAGCTCACCACCATAGCTTTTCACGGTATTAGCAAGCTGTCCCAAGCCACGTGTCAAGCGGTCAACCAGTGCATTTTCAATTTCGGTTATCACGTCCAAAAATCCTATTGTTCGGATTAGTAAACATCACCACATTGCCGTCGCTTTGTTGGTCTTCCTCAATGTCTATACCGAGCGAAATCTTCCCAGCCGCCAAGTCTTCGAGCTCTTTCAAACTCAATTTATAGCGCGTGATAATTTCGTCAGTAATCGTCACTTCCGACATGCTCGCCAAGCGGTAACGGGTTAAATCACAACAAATGCGGGTGAGATTTTGCGGGATTGTCGGCAACGGTAAGCGATAACGCGCACTTAAATAACCGTCTATTTGGCTTGTGCTATCCGAAAGCGCAATGGTCAGCACACTTTCATTTACCACGCCTTCGCGGTCACGGTCGGTTAGCTGAATCGCTTGAAACTCCCCGATGCGCAAAACGAAATCTTTTACCGTTGCATACATGGCTTAATCCTCACACACCGGGACAAGCTCTAACCAAGGGTCTTCCGCCAAGGTTAAGGTTTGTTCTGCCGTTAAGTCATCCACTGCGATGTAAACCGCATCGGCTTTGTTAAAGCGATAACCGCAACGACCATAGGTTGCTTGAGGATGGATTTCACGCAATTTAATCGAATAACCGATAGGCACAATCACTTGCCCTTCTTTGTCGTCCGATTCATCGTGTTTTTCTACCGCACTTTCGGCGTTATCTGCACCGTTTTCAGCTTGGGTTTGCACCTGTTCTTCCGGTGCCGTTTGCACGTCTTGCGTTACATCGTCTTTTTGGTTTTTCTTAGCCATCATTAACTCCTAGGGCGGTTTCCCGCCCTGATTGGTTATTCTTCGATGATTTGTGGTGACACAATCACTTTCAAACGACCTTTTAAGATATTGGTCGTACCGTTGATGATTTCGCCCTCGCAAATTTGACGAGCTTGGAACTCTAATGCCGGTGGCACTAAAATCACATTCGGACGAATGTTTAACAATTTGCCGCCATCACCTTTTAAGGATTGCATTTTGGCAATCACTTTCATGATGTTTTCAGCATTGAGTTCTGTTTTCTCAACACGGTGGGCAAGTTGCCAAAAACCAAAACCAGCCGCACCACGGGCACGCACACCCCATTCGTAAATAT